AGTACCATCAGGTGGTGTAATTCAGTTATCTGGTAATTGGCAAGACTTATCTGCTGATGCATCAGGTACAGCGGGTTATTTTAGAATACATCAAAGTGATGGAACAGTATGTCATATGCAAGGTACAATATCAGCATCAGGCTCTGGTGGCGATATGCAGTTAGATAACACTAACATTGCTATTGGTCAGCAGATTACTATAACAACATTTTCAATTACAGCCGGTGGCGCATAAGGACTAAATAAATGTCCGCAAATGGCGTATTTACATCAACATTAGATCTCAGCTTCTTTGGAGGTGGTTTTTCAACTATCGCTGGAGAGGCTTCTAGTACATTTGACTATACATTTAGTTCTGATGTTTTTGTACCGGTACTTGCTGAATTAAATCAAACATTAACATTTGATGTTCAGGCTGGTATTGTAACGCCGACGGTATATGGTGAATTTAGCGGTAACATTGGCTTTACATTAACAGAGCCTGCTCGAATTGAGTTTGGTATTCAGAGTTACTTATATTCTGGTAATAATGAAATCAACTTTACCTCGTCCTCGAGTGGTTTTTCAATAATTGCTGGTACTGCGGATATAACATTTCCGATTACAATATCTGGTACCATGGCTCAGTTCTCGTTGGGTCAAACTACTGGAGCTTTTGGGTTTGCACTTAATTCAAAAGTAATTAACTATACGCTTACAAATAGAGCACGATCTGGTTTTAACTCAATAGAACTAGCAAATACTAAAGAAAATAATGTTCTCATACGCAGAGCATCAGAACCGAACGATATAAAACTAAAAAATATTGGTTTAACTTATGCTGAAGTTAGAAACTAATTTATTTTAATAAATAAAAGATAAACCTTGGAGATAAACACATGGCGGCGAATTTTTACATAAAGCAAAACGACACTGCTCCGTCCATTGAAGCCGTTTTAACAGACTCAACTGGTCGAGCAAAATCATTGATCCTTGCTTCGCAAATAAAGTTTAATATGTCAACAGAAGAAGGCTCAAGCTTAGTTAATTTGGGTACTGCATCCATTATTAATGCTACGAAGGGTATAGTATCTTATCCTTGGCAAACAGGCGATACATCAAACACAGGAATTCATAATGCTGAATTTCAAGTAACATATACTAATGGTCAAATTGAGACATTTCCTAACTCAGGATATATCAAAATAATCATTAGAGAAGAGTTAGGATAAGATATGGCACTGCCTCATTCCAGAGAAGATTTTAAAGATTTTATTTTAAGAAAGATCGGTGCGCCGGTAATTCAGATTAACGTCGCTGATGAACAAGTTGACGATCGTGTAGATGAAGCTATTTCTTTTTGGAGAGATTATCATTATAATGGTAGTCAATTAGTTTATCTTAAGCATGAAATTACTCAAGCCGATAAAGATAACGGATACGTTCCTCTGCCAAAAGGTCTGTTAGGTATTTCAAAAATATTTGGTTTTGATACTAATATTTCCACAGGTACTGGTATGTTTAATGTTAATTATCAATTCGTTTTAAATAACATACAAGATATGACTAGTTATTCTATGCAGACTTATTACATGACAATGCAACATATTGAGTTTATGCAAGAATTACTTGTTGGTAAACCAATGATACGTTATAATAAGTATGTTAACAAATTACATATCGACACTGACACTAAGCAATGGGTCGTAGGTAACTATATTATTATTGAAGCATACGATATTTTAGATGAAGATGCATATGCTGAATTATGGACAGACAGATGGCTGCAAAATTATGCTGCAGTTTTAGTTAGAGAACAATGGGGCATGAACCTTACTAAATTTAATCAGATGACTTTGGTTGGTGGAGTACAGTTTAACGGAGAGCAGATATTATCAGAGGCAAGGGCTGACAGAGAAAGAATAGAAGAAGACGCAATACGATCACTTCAACCTCTTACCTACAATTTTATTGGATAAGTTATGGCAACGAACGCATTTTTTAGAAACCACGATAACGTATATGAACAAAACTTAATTGACGATTTAGTTATCGAGTCAATTAAGATATATGGCATAGATGTTAAATTCATTACGAGATTACATCAAAACATTGATAAGATTTTAAACGAAGACGATTTACCGACGTTTGATAAGTACTATGATTTTGAAGTATACATTAAAAACGTTGATGGATTTGAAGGCGAAGGTGACTTCCTATCTAAGTTTGGTTTACAAATTCGTGACTCAATTACATTCACAGTTGCTATACGTACCTTTGAACAATACGTTACACGTGAACAAGATACGCGATTACGTCCACTTGAAGGCGAAATGATTTGGATGCCACTCAATCAAAAAATGTATAAGATCCAACACGTTGAACATGAAAGTGTATTCTATCAAACAGGTGCATTACAAGTATATGATATGAGATGCGAATTGGCTGAATACTCTGGTGAAACATTCGATACTGGCTATTATGAAATTGATAATTACTTTGCAGACATTGATACATCAAAAGATACCGTCACATCTCTTACATCATTACAAGGTGTTGACCCACTTGCTAATAACTTTGATTTTGAGGATCAAGCAGATGATATATTAGACTTCTCTGAAATGGACCCATTCAGCGAAAACATTTCTATACAGGATTAACAATATGGCAATCGCAAATTATTTTTATAATTCAACTACAAGAAAATACGTAGCGTTATTTGGAACACTGTTTAATCAGTTAAAGATCCAAAGACATGATAACGCTGGTGTTCTTAAAAAAGAAATGATTGTGCCATTAGCCTATGCACCATATCAAAAAATATTAGCAAGAGTAACTGCAGATCCTGATTTGATTAACAGTCGTCGACCTGCTATGACGTTACCAAGAATGTCTTTTGAAATAAACAACATTTCATATGATCCACAACGCAAATTAACTACAACAGGTAAAATGATTAAACGTGGTAAATCAGAAACAGATGACGCTCGACCTTACGTATATAACCCTGTACCATATAATTTAGATTTTTCTTTATACATTATGACAAAGTATTCAGAAGATGCTACTAAAATCTTAGAACAAATTATACCATTCTTTACACCAGACTGGACTGTTGGTGCCAAGATGATACCAGATTTGGATCCTATTGATATACCTGTTGTTTTAAACAGCGTAACAATCGAGGATCTTTATGAAGGTGCATTTGATGAAAGACAAATGGTTTTACATACACTAACCTTTACACTTAGAGGTTATTACTTTGGGCCAGAGAAAACGAAAAAGATTATTAAATTCGTTGACGTTGATATGTTCAATGGTACTGATACTAATTCGCCGTTCCTAGAAGGTATTGATATTCGTCCTGGGTTATCATCAGCAAATACTCCAATAACTGACGTAGGTGAAACGGCAACTGCTGTATCGGCTTTAACCACAGGATCAGTAAGTAGCATTTCGTTAACTAATGATGGTGAAAACTATAACGCAAATACGGTTGTTACTATCGGAGCACCTGATGTAGCAAACGCAGATATAACATCTACGATAACAAACGGGGCGGTATCTGATATAACGATCAATGATGGTGGAGGATACTTCAGTAATCTACCAACGGTGTCTGTAGGGCTCCCAGATAGCCCTATCACAACGGCTACCGCGACTGCTACATTAAGTGGCGACTCTGTTGCTAACGTATCTATATCAAATCCAGGCAATTTCTATACTAATCCAACGTTTTCAATAGCACCTCCACCAAACGTGGCTGCAGAGTTTAAGTTTGGTGATGATGCATTAGCTCATAGTAGTGAAAACGATGTTACGACTTTACATTCATTCTCTGGTTATTTTAATTCCAATACTGGATATAAAGTATCGTTTTGGATTTACCCAACCTCTTTCCCAGGTGGTAATAATCCAATGTCAGTACTCTTTGCGCCATTTACAAAAATATTCTTTACCGCTGATACAGGTAATGTTAGGTTCCAATATGGTGGTGCGCCAGTTGTTACTTCTGATACTGATTTGGTCCTCAACCAATGGAACCACGTAGAAGTAGAACATTATACAAATCTTATTCGAATTAACGTTAATGGTTTATATGGCACACAAGAAACACGTGGTGCAGGTAACGTTGCATTCCCAGGACATACATATCGAGCTGGTGATGCTCAAGGTAATGAATCAGTATTTGACGGAGCTAATAGAAGCTTCCTTGGATATTTAGATAACGTAACTTGGGAAACAACCGGTGATATGCCTACGGCTTCTAGTGGTGATCCATATACGATCCCAACGACTGCAAGAACTGGCGATTTATTTACTAAGA